TTTGTAAATACTTTTTTTAATTTTTTTCAAAATAATTTTATAAATATATATAGCGCATAAAAAAATGGCGAGCTGCAAAGCCCGCCATAATTATTATTTTTTATATTGCTGCATCCATTCACTTAATAATGTTTGCGCCTGCTTTTTATTACACCCCTGATAATCCATGATGTAACTCGTGGCGCCAAACATATTAATCTGGCCTGAATCCCTTAGATCATCAAGGAACATAAAAACGTCCTTTTGTATCTCTTTATATTCATCAATATTTTCCATAATTTCTCCTTTCTATAAATTATGCTTGGTTGATATTGCGACACGTACATTACTATACGTCTCATTTAATTGCTCGATTTCATAATCCGTCCAATCATGATCTCGCGACAAATTATTATTATCAAGAATGAATTCGTCGACTTTCTCCATACCATACCAATCCATAAAATATTCGATGGTCGAAGGTTGTCTTTTGAATTCGGCCAGTATTATTTCTAATTGGCCTGATTTTAATTCGAAGTTCATAAAACATTCTCCTTTCTAAATTATATTATTATACTACTATATTAAAATTAGTTTGTAAATAGTTTTTTTAATTTTTTTATAAATAATTTTATAAATAAAAAAGGGAGCCAATCGACTCCCTCTTTATAATATATATTTTATCTCACGCCTCTTTATAATCCACCCAGTTAAATATGAGGCCCAAAATAGTCCAGAATATAACGAATATCGCCACAAATACCATTCCCAATCCGATCCAAAATTCGATCATTGCAGCTTGATAAATACTCATGATTACAAAACCACCAAAACCAATTCCAACTCCACATAATAACATTGCGCCAAAGATATACATACCGATTTTCGCAATGGTTCTTGGATGTCTACGAAATGCTCTCATTATTCTAATCCTTCCACTAATTTTTTAATCAGTGCGATTTTCACACAACGATCAAATTCCACAATTGTCTCCATGCAATCATCCGTGTCACTATCAGATAATAATGGTATGAAACCTTCGTTAACTAACTCTGTTAATTTATCCTCAATGCAATCCAGTAACGCATCGCATCCATCCTTAATATACTCTTTATTTATTTCCATTATCTTTCTCCTTTATAAATACTAATACATAATGTATCGGTATTATTAATATAGTATCCCGTTAAATTCTATTTGTAAATAGTTTTTTTAATTTATTTTCAAATTAATTTCACAATGAATTAATTACACGCGTGTATATTATAGAGCGCAATAGATATTATATCAATATAAATCAATTATTCCTAACCATTCCCTGTCAGATTCTGACACCGTTTACCACAATTCCTGGCGCGTTATGCATAAAAAGATAACAAAAACAAACGGTTACGGGTCCGGGATTAGGGGCCCGGGGGCATAAGGACCCGGGCGACGGCCATAGAGCGCCTGTTTAGTCGATCTGCGGGGGCAATTTTTACAATCGGAGTTTATCCGACACATTATATTGATCATATATAGGAAATAATTACAAATAAAAAGTAATATAGCTGAAGTTACCAATAAATACAATATGCCAATAAGTAACATTTGGTTTACAGGAACATACTTTTACAGTAAGATCTATATATAAATTTTACGGAGATATATGTATGTCAAGTAAAGGCGGCGTTAGAGAAGGTGCAGGACGACCACCTGGCGCTACAAACAAACGATCACAAGCTATAGCTGATAAGCTAGATGAGCTGAACTGTGACCCGATTGAGGGTATGGCTATGATCATGAACGACACGTCACTTGATCACGGCTTAAGGCTGCAGGCAATGAAAGAGCTTGCACAATATGTAGCTCCAAAGCGTAAAGCAATCGACATTGACGCTACAGTTGATGGCGCGGTAAATATTCAAGTTGTAAAGTTTGCGGATCTAGATGAGTCAGATACAAGTACCGAGTAATTGGCGGCCACGGCCTTATCAAATGCCAATGTGGAAGTTTATGGAGAACGGCGGTAAAAGAGCCGTTTGCGTTTGGCATCGTCGTGCAGGTAAAGACTTGTGCAGCATTAACTGGTGTGCAGTCTCTGCGTTAACGCGTCCCGGTTTATACTGGCATTTATTCCCAACATATAACCAGGGTCGTAAGATTGCCTGGGATGGTATGACTAGAGATGGCCGTAAGTTTTTAGATCATTTCCCAAAACAAATGCATGAAGCAGTAAATAATACGGAGATGAGGTTAACGTTAAAAAATGGGTCAATCTATCAAGTGGTGGGTACCGATAACGTCGATAGACTTGTTGGAGCAAATCCCGTTGGAGTGGTATTCTCTGAATACGCCTTGCAGGATCCAAGAGCCTGGGATTACATTCGTCCCATCTTGGCAGAGAACGGCGGATGGGCAATGTTCATTTATACCGCTAGAGGTAGAAATCACGGATATGATCTATTAAATGTAGCCAAGAAAAATGAAACTTGGTTCCAGCAAGTATTATCTGTTGAAGATACTAGGGCTATCCCTATAGAAGCAATTGACGAAGAGCGTGCTTCGGGAATGCCTGAGGAAATGATACAACAAGAATTCTTTTGTAGTTTTGATGCACCATTAGTTGGATCATACTACGGTAACGCGATGGCTCGTCTGTTAGCCGATAATCATCTAGACAAAGTTCCGTACGAACCCACACTTGACGTACATACAGCTTGGGACTTAGGCATAGGTGATTCCACTGTGATTATATTCTTCCAGATGCATCACAATGAAATCAGGATTATTGACTATTATGAGAATGAAGGAGAGGGGCTAGCTCATTACATAAAGGTCGTACGTGAAAAAGAGTACGTCTACGGCGATCACATCGCGCCCCACGATATTCAGGTCAGAGACTTTAGTACAGGTAAATCTCGTATAGAGGTAGCACGCGAGCTTGGTATAAGATTCCGTGTCGTACCACAACTAAGAATAGATGATGGCATAGAAGCTGTACGTAGTATTTTACCCCGTTGTTATATGGACGGAGTTAAGTGTGAAAGATTAATTGAAGCACTTAGACAGTATAGAAAAGACTTTGATGACAAAAATAATACCTTTAGAGATAGGCCGCTGCATGACTGGACATCACATCCCGCTGATGCTTTTAGGTATCTAGCGCTAGGAATCAGGGACCGTGTTAATAAAAACTTAAACAAATTGCCACGTATGGCGGACGGGGAGTATGCAATCTTCGGTAATTATTAGAGATCTTAAACTTGATGACATGCAGCAAGTATTAATGCTAGCGGAAGAAGCCCATGGTGAGTCTAGTTATAGCCACCTTGACTTTGACCCCGAAGTTATCACCTCTATGGCTATTACCTGGGTGGCTAATCCAGAAGTATATTTTTGTAAATTAGTGACCTCGCAAGAAAATAAAATTTTTGCGATGTACGTCGGACTCATTTCGAGTTATTATTTCGGTAAGGACCTAGTAGCGAATGATCTTTTACTATTCGTGAGTCAAGATAGACGCGGCGGGATTGCTGCAGCTAGATTGATAAAAGAATTTGAGGATTGGGCATTTGCCAACGGTGCGAAAGAAATACGGCCTGCTTCGTCAACAGGTGTAAAAACTGAGGAGACGCGGCAACTGTACAACGCTCTAGGGTATGATACCGTAGGGCACACGTTTGTAAAAAGGAGGTAAATATGTGCGGAGGCGGAAGAGCACCAGCACCCCCACCACCTGCTCCAACACCACCTACGGTGAGCGATGCAGAAATTAAAAAGTCAGTTGATGATTTGACCGATGCTGAGAAGCAAAGAAAAGGTCAAAAGTCTACAGTGTTGACTTCAGGTGAAGGTGTTGAAATGGAGAAGATCAAGAAAAAGAAACTTCTTGGTGGAGCTTCAGAGAAACTTGGTAATTACTAAGTATGAAAGAAGATGCTGTAAATCAAGTCGTTAAGCGCTTAGAGCAGCTTGAGTCTTGGCGTGCCCCGTGGGAAAGTCTCTGGCAGGATTGTACTGACTATGTCAATCCTCGCCGTGGAGATTTTACTACAAAGCAATTTAGGGGCAGCCGGTCTAGGTTTGATAAAGTGTTTGACTCTACAGCACCACTTGCCAATGAACAATTGGCATCTGGATTACATGGTCATCTGACCAATCAAGCAGAACGTTGGTTTTCATTACGATTACCCGGTGTTGAAGAAAGCACCGGCATGCGACGTTGGATGCAAAGCACAGTCGAAACTATGTTTGACCGTGCATTTAATATCCCACAAACTAACTTCATTACATCAGTACACGAACTATACCTTGACCTAGGGGCATATGGCACAGCTGTGTTTTATGTCGAAGATAGGCCAGGTAAACCTATACAGTTTAGATCATTCCATCTAGCTGATTGTTACGTGGCTGAAAATCATGAAGGTGTGGTAGATACAGTATATAGAAAGTACAAACATACTGCAAGACAATTGATGCAGTTGTATGCTGACGTTCTACCCGAGAAGTTTAAGGAGATAGCTACTAAGCAGCCATTCCAAGAGTTTACCTGTATACATGCAGTTGAACCTAGAGCTGACTTACAATATACAGGGGAAGAAAAGAAAGATCCTCTGAACATGCCATTTAAGTCTTGCTACGTTTTAGTAGAAGAAAAGATACTACTAAAAGAAGGCGGCTTTATGGAGTTTCCATATATGGTACCTCGATGGTCTAAAACGTCAGGGGAAGTATATGGACGATCACCTGCTATGGTTTGTTTACCTGATATTCGTATGGTCAATGAGATGATGAAGACTACTATCAGGGCAGCACAAAAAGCAACTGATCCACCACTTATGGTACCAGATGATGGCTTTATGATGCCGTTACGTACTATACCAGGAGGCTTAAACTACTATAGATCAGGTACACCTGATAAGGTAGAACCGTTAGTTGGTGGTGAAAGACCTGACGTAGGCTTAGACTTTATTGAGTCTAGACGCGAGCATATCAGCAAATCATTTCATGTAGACTGGATGCAGCTTAAAGACGGTCCACAAATGACTGCGACAGAAGTATTGCAGCGTCAAGAAGAGAAGATGAGGCTTATGGGTCCAATGGTTGGACGACTGCAAGCCGAGTTTCTTGGACCTATGATCGATCGTGTCTTTGCTTTACTTGTAAGACGTCAAGAAATAATGCCACCGCCTGTAGAACTAGAAGGCGTACAGCTACAAGTTGATTATGTATCACCAGTAAACAGAGCACAAAAGTCTAGCGCAGTATTTAATTTTACAAGATTTTTAGAACAAATGGTACCACTAGCTAATGTCAAGCCAGAACTATTTGATAACATTGACGCGGACCAGACGTTCCGATGGGCACACTCTACTCTAGATGCGCCTATGGAAACCTTGGTCGATCCTGAAACAGTCGCTAAACAGCGTGAAGAAAGAGCACAAGCGGCTAATGAAGAAAAAGAAGCTATGATGATGCAGCAACAAGCTACCACAGCTAAGGATATGAGTGTAGCTGCTGCAAACGCGGAAGGAGTGACTGGTGGCGGAGGATAAACCAAATCCAATGTCAGAACTTCACACTGATATGCGGGCTGTGTTTTTAACAGAGTCAGGTAACCGCGTACTGAATTATCTGTGCAAGATTGCTCATGTAAATGAAGCAACCTATGTACCAGGTGATACCCATGAGACTGCACACCGTGAAGGTATGCGTCGAGTGGTTTTAAGTATCTTGCGTTTCATTGATAGAGATCCGCAGGAATTGTTAAACTTACCAAAGGAGGTAGAAGATGAGTGAGGACGTCGGGTCCGTAGAGATTGATGCGGGTAGCTCGGGTGGTGATTGGAGAGCGTCATTAAGTGACGATATAAGACATGATCCGAGCCTTGCTTCAATACAGGACGTTAATGGGTTGGCCAAGAGTTTTATTCATGGCCAAAAAATGGTTGGTGCAGATAAAGTAGTTCTTCCCAAAGAAGATGCATCGCCTGACGAGATGAATGAATTTTATAATAGGTTAGGTAGGCCTGAGAAGTATGAAATCTCACGCCCTGATTTACCACAAGGCCTAGAGTATAATTCAGAGATGGAAGGAGAAATGCTGAAACTTATGCATGAATCTGGTCTGTCTCAGTCACAAGCTCAAAAGCTATACAGCGGCTATATGGACTATATCGGCAAAGGTCATAATGATATGACTGTCGGTCGAGAGTCTCAGATAGCTGAGTGGGATAGCGAAATCAAACGAGAGTTTGGTGCAGCATACGACGAGCGCGTAGATGCAGCTCAACGTGCAGCAGCTGAGTTTGGCGGCGATGAGTTTCTAGGTTGGCTAGATGAAACCGGTCTAGGTGATCACCCTATGTTTATTAAGATGTTTTCTAAGATAGGCATGGGTATCATGGAAGATTCTGCGGATACATCAGGCCGAGGTAATTCATTTACATTGACACCGGATGCAGCAAGGCAGGAGATTGCTAGGCTACAACGAGACCCTAACTTTATGCAGCAGTACAATGATAGCGAACGTGATGGACACGGTGCTGCCATTGAAAAGATGCAAGCATTGTTTGGGTTTGCATATCCGGAGACATAAATGGGAAAAACCAAAATGGGCCTTTGGGCTAATATACACGCTAAGCGTAAAAGAATAAAGGCCGGTTCTGGTGAGACAATGCGGAAGCCGGGGTCTAAAGGGGCCCCGTCTAACGCTGATTTGAAACGATCACAAAATAAGAAAGGAGGCTGATATGCCTAAAAAAGGAAAAG